GGCCGGCGACGTGAACAATATGCGCGTCGGTCTCCCCTTGGTGGATATCCTAGAAGAAGCTGCGAAAAACCAATCAAATCCCACGTAAATGGACGCATCCAATCACGGCGGTGACACAAATCAAATGATCGCTTCCATGGGTGGAGCAGCAGCGGCCACCGCTGTTTCGTTTATCCCCTGGCTCACCGACATCGTTCGACTTATCACCGCCGTGATTGGCTTACTATGCGCCATCTACGGTGCGTATCGCTTATTCCACTCCAAATGAAAAACACCAAGACCACTCTCGCCGGCATCGGTGCCATCCTGGTCGCTGTTGGCGGCGCTCTCAAGGCCCTGTTCGACGGTGACCCGACCACCCATCTGGACATCACCACGACCATCGCCGCGGTGACCGCTGGCATCGGCCTCATCTGGGCCAAGGACGCCGAGAAGAAGGCCGAGTGAACTGGATCTACCAGATCCTGAAGGCCCTGCTCGACTGGTTCCGCGAGACCCCACCCACCGACATCCAACATGGAAAAGCACCCGAGGCTCTCAAGAACGATCTGGCTGATCGCATTGCTGGACTGCCTCGGTTGCCAGATGACCAAGGTGGTCCTGGTCCCTTCCGGTGATCCGGTGATGCTGGCCAAGCCGGTGAAGGCCAGCGTCTACGGATTCGATTCAAACAAGAAGCTGGTGGGGCCGTCCACGGTGACGCTGCCTGCCGGCTGGTACGCACTACCGAAGAACTGATATGGGAACTCCACTCACAGGCAGTAGCGTCGCATCGACATACACTGGCCTACTAAAAAGCTCCGACAACTCCGCGCTGACTACGGTCCTCAAAGCCGTTGGAGACGGCAGCGGTATCGATTCCGCGCTCCAGCTATCGACCACCGCGGTCAATACCACCGGTGACTTCAGCGTCGGGTCCAACAAGCTCACGGTGGCCGCGGCAAGCGGTAACACGGTCGTCGGTGGTACGCTCACCGTAACCGGCGCAACGAGCCTCAGCGGCAATCTGGCGATCCCCGGCAACCTCTCGGTGACCGGTACATCCACGCTCACTGGTGCCACAAGCGTCGCCAGCACGCTCGCGGTGACCGGAGCCACCTCGCTCTCAAGCCTTTCTACCAGCGGAGCAGCTACCATAGGAACCACTCTGGGGGTCACTGGAGCCTCTACGTTGGCCAGCTTGGGTGTCACCGGTGCGGCAACGGTTGGAACGACCCTAGGCGTCACTGGAGCGACTACGCTGGCAAGCGTTGGGGCAACCACCGCAAACATCGCAACGCTCAATGTTAGCGGGCTTACCACGGTTGCTGAACTTGATAACCTTGGTGACTCAACTGTCGGTGGGACACTTAATGTCACTGGAGCGACAACCCTCGGTGGGCTGACCGTTGCCGGAAATCTTGTAGCGAACGGCAACACCACAATCGGAAATGCCGGTGCCGATCTCCTGACGATCAACGCCAATGTCGTCACGCTTCCCAACGTCACTTCCGAAACGGTTGATCTGACCAATGACAAGGTGCTGATCACCGATGCAAGCGATTCAAGCAAGGTGAAGGTGGTTCCGGCCAGTCAATTGGGAATCACAGCTTCCAATGCTCCGCAATGTGTTCAAACGCTGTATAGGGATGTAACACCTCAAGGAACTGCATTTGTAGGAACAAACACTGGATCAGGAGTTGAGATCACTGTTCTCAATACAACCATTACGCCTCGGTCATCTTCTTCAAAGGTTCTTGTTTCTATAGCGGTTAATTACGCTGGAACAAACATAGAGAAGGGAGCTTTGCGTATTACTCGCAATGGAGTTGAAATTGGCTCAAACAATATAGGTTCAAGCCTGTACGGAATTGCGCCATTCACAGGACTTTCTCCATATAGCTCCAATTTCTTCAATAGTCAGTTCATTCAGATTCTTGATTCGCCAGCAACTGCGTCTGCTGTTACATACAAGATACATCTTTATTCAACCACTTTTGGAGGAATTGTTCCAAGTATGTGGTTGAATAGGACTAATCAAGATGTAACCAATAACACAAACTCTGCTAGTGATGCTCGCGTTAGCTCCTCAATGACGCTCCAAGAATACTTCGCATGAAACCCTCTGAAGTAGCCCAAGCGGCCTGCGACAAGCTCTCCTTCACCGACGCGAACACCCTCGCGTTGGCCAAGAAGTTCTGCATCCGCCGCTACTCCATGATCTGGGATTCGTGCCTCTGGAACGATACCCTCGGCGTTATCTCGCGCTCAGTCAGCGAAGGCAACGAACTGGTCACCCTCGACCAGACCGTAACCGCTACCTACGCCTCAGGTACCGGCTACAACATGTTCCTCGACTTCCCGGTCGCCATTCGATTCACGATCAACGGCGAAACCGATGGCATCGAAGTCCCCGCCGCGGAATGGGTCTCGTTCTTCCAGCTCGATCCCAACACCTGGAACAACGTCGATAGCCGCAAGTCCACCCCCGGCAACTTCGTCAACTGGACCCGAGTTATCGGAGCTTCCTACGGCGAAGCCGGCGTCCCGCGCATCAAGCTCGTTCCCACGCCCAACACCGATGGCAACCTATTCATCCTCGGGAAGAAGCAATCCCAGATGCGGCAGTTCGGAGAGAACCAAGCGATCGTCAACGACAGCAACTTCGAGCTGCGCGGTGTCGAGAACGCTCTGATGGCCTACACCGAAGGCGATCTCCTCGAATACTCCCGGCAGTACGGGAAAGCCCAAGCCAAGTTCCAAGAGGGAGCCGCTCAGGTCTCCATCATGAAGGACATGGAACGCGGCCAGCAGCAGCAAATCAGCCGCATCATTCCAGATAGCTTGTACGATTATACGTTCCAAGACATCCTGTAATCCGCCATGCCATTCCAATCCTCAGATGCTCTTGATGATCAGATGCTGTTGGATGGAAGCACCGGCTTCAGTACCGGTGTCGTCTCTGCTACTCGTCCCGATGCCATCCCTGCTACGAGCATGGAGTCGGCCATCAACATGGACTACGATGACTTCGGCAACCTAGTCACTCGTCTCGGATCCATCTCGCTGACCGGTAACAGCGAATCCAGAAACTGGGAGGAAATCCTCAGCACCTGGAACACGACCACCTCCAACTACGGCAGTAACCTTCCGACAAATGCGGAGGTCTATTCCGGATTTTACTTTGATACCGCAGCATCCGAGCGACTGGTCATCGCGGTCAGCGATCGGAACGCCAACACAAAGAACCTCTACTTCGGTTCCCCCGGCGTTTCGTACAACGCGATCAGCGGCGCGACGCTCAATAACGGGGCCACCTTCGTCTACTTCGCTCAGCTCAATGACAAGCTGTTCTATTCCGATGGCTTCGGAACCCTGAAGTATGTCTCCAGCGCGAATCTCAATAGCTCCATCGCCGCCGGAAAGATCAGCCGCATCGATGTGATCAATCAGGGTTCAGGTCACAACTAGATTCCCACGATCACCATATCCGCTCCTCCGAGCGGTGTGACCGCAACCGCGGAAGCAAGAATTGGCGGCGATGGAGCGGTTCTTTCCATCGTAATCCTGAACCCCGGCAGCGGTTACATCACCGCTCCCACCGTCTCCATCTCGCCGGCCAACCAGTCTCACGCGGTCGCTTTCGTATCCCTCACGCCGCCCAACAAGCCGCTCTACCTCACCACCCATACCAACCGGCTCTGGGCCGTCTCCGGTGATACCACTATCCAGCCCGATACCCTCTACTTCTCGGACATCCTCGATGGCGAATCCTGGGATCCACTCGGTTCCATCCGAGTCGGTGGCGACGGCGATCCCATCAAGGGTCTCTACTCGTGGTTCGGTTACAAGCTCCTCGTCTTCAAGGAACGCTCAATTTGGAGCGTGGATGCCGATCCTACGCAGGATCCTGCCGATTGGACCATATCACTCATCAGCGGCAATATCGGCTGCTCCTCGCACCGCTCCATCGCTGCGGTCGGTGCTGACGTATTCTTCCTCTCACGCGACGGCATCCGGTCGATGGCGCAGATCCAAGCCGGCACCCAGACCAGCGTCGGCCTCGCGCTCTCCAGCCCGATCAACGACCTGATCAGCAAGATCGACAAGACCAAGCTCGACCTCTGCGACGGTGTGTTCTGGAACAACCGTTATCTCTTGGCCGTCCCGTTCGTTATCAACGAAGCAAACGGACTCGGACTGGAGAGCGAGTTCGGTGTTCTCCTCGAATCCAATTCGTTGCTCGAACTCGAAGCCGCTTTCCCCCGGAACAACGCGGTCATCGTCTATCATTCACTGGCCCGCTCTTGGCTCGGGTACTGGGACAACTGGCAGGTGAACGACTTCTTTGCCACCTCGTTCTCTACGTTCGGACCCGTACTCATGTTCGCGGGCGACATGACCTCGATCTCAGAGGGAGCAGGCCAAGTCTGGTCGTTCAACGACTTCCTCCCGAACACCCGTCTCGCACCTGTCGCAAGCTCCGCGTACCTCGATGGCGGATCCCGTTACCAATCGAGCGTGATCACGAAGGCGTACAACCTAAACGAGCCAATCCCCGACAAGATCGGGTACAGCGTCCAGTTCGCGTTCGACAATCCGTACACCAGTTCCAATACGGACGCGGCGATCGCCTACTCGACCGACATGTCGGGGACGTTCACGGACCTTGATTCGAGCCTGACGATCACCAACTCTCAGAAGTTCCTCAAAGCGTACAACCTCATCAGCAAGGGACGCTGGAACACGATCCAGTTCAGAGTTCAGACCAACCCCAACTCGGGCGGTCGCCTTTCGCTTCAATCCACTATCCTATCTGGCTTCGTTGATTCTGTGCGTCCTCAGCAATGACCGCACATCCCACCATCATCGAAGCGGCCCAACTGCTGCGACAGCATTGGCCTACTTGTTCCACATGGAACGATGATCAGCTCCTCAACTGGATCGGACTCTTCAATGCCAAGAAGCTGATCGGTATTGTGAAGAACGAGGAGGGGAAGTGTGTTGGTGTAGGTGCCGTTCGATTCCTCAACTCGATCGAGGAGTCCGAGGATCTGAACAACAACTTCCCAGATGGTCACATCGCTTGGATTGAAATAGCGATTGGTGCTGAGCCTCATGCGGTTCAGACACTCTGGTTGGCCATGATGGGGCTATGCTCGAAGAACGTCACCAAGCTGGGTGGGTTCCGCAAAGGCATTTCCCGTTTGTACGATTTTGACAGGTACTCCAAACTACTGATGAACCGAAGGATTTCCTATGGGCGGCACCTATAAAGCACCAGATATAGCGGCGGCGAACCGCGAGGCCGTCATGGCCTCCATCGAGACTTTCCCGCTCCAGCGTGAGATCGAGGCGGCATCGCGCATAGGTGCCAAGGTTCAAGTTCCTATCTACAAAGACGGCAAGGAGACCGGTCAGTTTAGAGAGGTTGACTTCAAGGACGTTTCCGACATCGCTCAGACCAAAGCGATCGGTCAAGCGTTGGCTGATCTGGCTCCAGTGCAAGCTCAGCGAGAGCTTGAAGCCGCTCAGAAGTACGGCACCCAGTTCGCCCAGCAACGCCGAGCCGAGCTTCAAGCTCTTGACCCGGAGCGTTACGGCACCGCCACCGAGCCGGGACTCTACGCCCAGTTTCTCAAGGACATCGGAAGTCGCCCCATCGCCGAGGAAACCATTGCCGCGCCTTCCTACGAGCGCGTGGGCATGCCGGGTGGTCCCCAGGATACCGGTGAGGCCGCAAGGATCCGCAGCGATCTCGAACGCCAGATCGGTGCCGGTCTCGCTCAGGCCGGTACGCTCGATCCCGCTTTGATCCGAGCCGCTGAGCAGGCTGTTCGCGCCCGCGGTACCGCTTCCGGCAACGTCCTCGGTAACCTCTCCGCATTCCGCGAAGCCCGCGCTGTCAGCGAAGCGATTGGGAACGCCGATGTCCAACGCCGTCAGCAGGCTCTTGGCCTACTCCAGAGCGGTCAGACCACCAGCGATGTCGCCAATCGACAAGCGCAGGAAGCCTTCCAGAACATCCTCGCTGCCACCGGTCAGCGGAACACAGCGATGCAGCAGAGCTTCGCAGGCCAGATGGCTTCGCAGCAACAGCGTCAGGGCGCACAGCAGCAGAACATTGCGAACATCCAGTCCGCTCTGGGTCTCCAGCCGATCGTCTCGCAAGCCGCTCAGCTCGGAGGTCTCCAGCAGGGTGCTTCGCCGTTCGCTACTCCTCAGTTGTTCCAAGGAATGCAGCAGGCCAGTCCTAGTCAGCTCATGCAGACTGGCAGCAATTTCGCTCTCACCAACGCCCAGAACGCATTCCAAGCCTCGCAGGCCGGTTCTCCGCTGGCCATCATGCAAGGCATCGGTGGTCTTGCTGGTGGAATTGGTCAGCTTGGGACTGGTTATCGCGGTTTTGTTGGACCCTGATCTATGGCAAACGATACCGGATCAAACTACTTCTTCATACCCGGAGCAGAAACGCCCGCTCCTACTCCGGTCACGCCTCCTCCTGCCACCACCGAACCGGTATCTCCGTTCGAGAAGTACCTCATCGCGCTGGAGAATCTCCAGCCTCCTGTCGAGCTTACTCTTCCAACCTATCAAGAGCCGGCTCCGACTCCCGTTTTCTCGACCCAGCAGATCCGTAGGCCAACAAGCCTCCCTACATTCCAAGTCACTCAGACTCCTAGGCTTGGACCGATTCCGAGCGTCGTTTACGGCTACGATATCCCAACGGCAGTCGGTTCCTATGAGCCAGACCTGAGCAATCCAGCTACGATCGATCAGCCGTCTTTTGTACAACCTCCCACACAGGAAGTTGAAACAGGCGGCGGAGAGATGATCGGTGGAGGAGAACCCACCGAGAGCGTAGAGGTTGGTGATGGACTAATCACCGAGGCGAACAAGAACAAGTACCTCAATGAGTTCACGATGGATCTCCAAGGATCCAACGTCCGCCCTACGGTCACGTCACCTCCTGAAGACATTGCGCCGCCAGAGATAGAGGCTCCTCCTACTATCGTTACGCCGACTCCGGTGACGCCAACTCCGGTCACTCCGACGCCGACCACTCCAGTTCCGGAAGTGAAGATCCCTGAGATCGTTGAGCCTCCGAAGACCACGTTCCCGATTGCCACCGTTCCGGAAAATCCGGTGGTTCCTACGCCGGTTGTTCCCACTACTCCTGCAAGAGTTCCGGTTACACCAACCAATAGGCAGCCCATCGTGCGCCCTCTGATCGAGCCAACCACGATTCCGGTTGCGACCCGCAGGATGATTGAGGCTATATCCCCCGGCTACTTCAAGGACATCAACTACGACCCCGAGGAGATCCTCGCCGCGGCTATGCGGAGCATGGGTGGAAGACAGGCTCGTCGGTCAATCCTCAGCGAAATGCGATAATTTATGGCTACTCCAGACGAAATTAGAAGGCGGCTCGAAGAGCAGGCCAATAGGCGGGTTAACCCCCTGCTCAAGGGTCTTTCCATGCTCACCGGCGGAATCGCTGGCGAGTTCACCGGAACCAATGAGCAGATCCGCCAGCAGCGTCAGGCTAAGCGGACTTTGATGGCTGAAGAGGTAGCTGCATTGGAAGATCAGCGGATCCTTGAAAGAGCCAGAATTACGAGAGAAGAAGAGTTGAAGCGTCGCATTGCAGAGAAAGCTGCCGAGGATGAAGCGCGTCTTCTTGAGGAAACTCGCAAATCACGAGGCGCAGAGATGGCTCTAAAAGGAGAAGACATGGTTGGCCCACTTGATCCAGCGACAATGGCTGGAATGGCTGCTGCAAAGGCGGCTCAAGCAAGGGTTCAAGCTGAGCGTATAAACGCTCTCAAAGGAAGAGAGACTGAAATGCGTGGTTATCTGGCTGGTCGAGGGGTTCAACTTGGAGATCCAGATGTTGAGACTGTTGCGTTTCTAGAAGCTCAAGAGAGGTCAAAGGAAGCTCTCAAGAAGGAGCAGGATACCAAAATGCAACTCATGACTCCTAGCGGGTCAGTTGTGTATGGAAGTTATGATGAGCTTGCTAAGAAATATCCTGCATTAACTGCAAATATATCAGTTGCAAAAACAAAGGAATCAAAACCCTTGGATGTTAGCTTTAGAGAAGCAGATGGGGAGTATGTGTTTAATTTCGGCCCCGGTGTTTCTCCTGAAGAAGCAGCTAAATATAAGCAGGATGTTTATAAAGCGTTTGGAACTCCTAAGAAAGACGACCTAAGTGGTGAAGGTGCTGGTGGCGAAGGTACCAAGACGTTTCCAAAAGCACCTCCAGTAAAAGAAGGAGAGCCGATGGTTGGAAGGAGCGACGGCAAAGCGAGATCCGCTGCTGCTGCCGCTGTGGCTGCTCAGGCTCGTGCTGAGGCTGAACCTCAAGCTCTTGGACCTATGTCGCCCGAACAGGAGTTCTCTGCGATCAACAGGAAGCTGGCCGAAATGGAAGCCCGCGGTGGATCTTCCGCATACGGAGCTAGGCAGACTTTGACCACTCCGTTTTACACCGACGTTGCGAGCGAATTGAATGTCCAACCGGAGCAAGTGGGAGGCAGCGTTTACCAGAGGACTCCAAGAACTGTCGTTTCTCAAAACTTCCCCGCTGAACAGTTCCGCAATCTGCCTCAAGAAGTTCAGAACCGTTTGTACATCGAGGCTATGAACAAGTCTGCTCAGGCGATGCGCGATGCTAAATACAAGCCAAGTGGAACTTTTTCTGAATATCAACTGAATGATCCGTGGATGGGAAGCATGTTCGATAAGCTGAGCCGCTAACATTATGACTAAGACCCAGCGTGATTGGTTGATCGAAAACAAACTCGATCCGGAGGTCTATGATGTAGATGCGGAAGGGAATGTCTTTGAGAACCCAATCATGGGTAAGACTGAGGCTGGTTTGCGCTCAGCCGCAGCCAGCACAGTTCCTTCTCTGGCTGCTCTTCCTGCTTCAGTGGCAGGTGGTAAGGGGGGAGCCTTGCTTGGTGCACCGTTTGGTCCTGTTGGAGTGCTTGTAGGCGGAGGTTTAGGCGCGTTGAGCGCAGGTGCTGCGGCTGCTTACGCTACCAGTAAAGCTCAAGAAGCACTGCTTGAAAGGTATTCCCCTGAGACGCTCCAGAAGCTGTCTCAAGCTCAGGAAGAGCAGCCTGTCGCTTCGTACATTGGTGGCTTTGCTCCGACCGCGCTAACCGCTCGCCCTTCTTTGAAGGGTCTCAGTGAACTCGCCAGGCCACTGACTCGTCAGGCCACGCTACGCGAAGCAATCACCAAGCCCGCATTCGTTGAGCCTGCTATGAATGTGGCGGCGAACGTCGCTCAATCCACCGGTCAGCAGATCGCTGATGTTACACAAGGAGGGGAGTTCTCTGGTGGCCAACTCGCAGCAGACATCGCACTCGGTACGCTCTTCAATCGCCCCACTCGATTGGGACGCAAGCTGGGTATGGCTGAGGGACCGCAAGAAGGTCCGGTTCAGAATCTGGATCTGGAAGAGGCTAGGACTCGGGTAGGCCAGCAGATTGACGCCGAAAGAGTTGCAGCAGAACCCGCTCAAATTGAGCCTGCTCAACCAAAAGAAGAAGGTGATTGGTGGAAGTCATCCGCTGAACCAAGTGCTGATTTCATCAACGAAAAGGCAGCTAGGTTTAAGGTTGATGAGTTTGGAAACACTATTGATGCGTTGGCAAAAGAGCCTAACGCTAATGATATAACACAAACTCCTGAGCAAGTTCCTAACTTCATTCAGAATAAATACGGAGAATCATTACAGTCTACATACGAGAGTCTCAGTAAGATAAACGAGACAAGCGATAAACTGATACGCGGACTTGCTGAAGAGCAGATGGGTGAGATCCAACGGTCTTTGGCTCGAAAGAAGGAAGCAGAGACTCTTGGGTTTAGAGACATCCTTCCAAAGGCTAACGATGCGGCTCAGGACATCTACGACACAGTGTCTGGCCGTCTCCAACGCCAGGGCGAAGGAGCGAAGATCACTCAATCTGACATCGATGCAGCCGCTCAGATCGCTGCTCGTCGCAACCTGACCATCGAGCTGGATCGTCCGTTTGCAGGTTCCACCGAGGTTCGTGGTATGTACCTGTCTGATCCCAAGACAGGTAACCGAATCGTTCGCGTCAACCCGCTCATGGCTACCGCGGACACGGCCATCCATGAAATCGGTCATGATGTGTTTCAGGGGGTTACGAACCCGTCGATGCGGAAGTCTCTGCTTGAATCCGCTCAAGATACCCCCGCTTACAAGAGCGAGCTATTGGCCCGCGCTCCAGAGGTTCAAGAAGGCAAGATCACTCCGAAGCAAGCTCAGGAGTTCGCCCTCGAAGAGGGACTCATTCAGGCGTTTGGCGAGCAGATTCCGAACATCAAGCGTAGCGAGATACGGTCTTGGTTCTACGCCTTCAAGGCTTCTACCAAGCAGTTGCTGACTGGCAAGGTATCCCCCGAGGATGCCATCGCGTGGATGCACTATGCGACCACAGAGTCCGTTCCTTGGAAGGGTGTGAATGCTCCAAAGGCTACCGAGCAAAGGTTCCAACGTCCTGAAGAGCAGAAGACCCGAGCGTTTGCAGGCCGCGTTGCCGAGGCTGAACAGCTTCCCACCGAGGTCCGTGAGACGGTAGGCCAGTCTCCTGAAGCCCAATACACTCAGCAGAATGTGGGCGAGGTGGTCGATCGCGCATCATCCATGTCGCTCTCTCAGCTCAATGCTGATCTGGCCGATACCTCATCCAACACCAGGGTTGCTTCTGGCATGGAGATCTTTGGACGCCAGATCCGTTCTGGAGATGTGGCTGGCGCAAGCAGCACCGCGCTGGCACTTGCGAAAAGCGGAACCAGTTGGGGTCAGCTCATCAACCAGTTCAAGCTCCTCAACTCCTCCACCCCGGAGGGATTGGTCCTGCTGGTTCAGAATTCCTTGGCCAACAGGAATCGCAAGCCAATGACAGCGGAGCAGTCCCAGATCCTTCTGGACGCTGGCAACAAGCTCAAACTGGCCAACGATGAAGTCCTCGCTGCTGGTCGAGTCGCTCGTGATGCGTTCGCTGCCAACGATCTCAACACGATCAACAAGAGCCTGAAGCAGTTGGACTTGGCCGACGCAAAACGATCCGAGGTCGATGCCATCCTCAACGAGCAGCTTGCGAAGATCAATCCAGCCGACGCTGCGGACCTGTTCATCTCGATGGTTCAAGGATCGGTGATGGGTCCGATCTCTATCATCCGCAACGTGGTGGGTAATGCCATCAATTACCCTTTGCGTGAGCTTGGAGATATCGGTGCTGCACTCATCGATGCGACCTTCTCAAAGGACAAGAACAACTCCTACAACAGACGCGCTCGTACCATTGATCGAATCAACGCGATCTACAAGTCGCTACCAGCCGCGACAAAAACTGTCCTCAAGGGTTCCAATGCGATGCCGTATGAACCTGGAACCGACATTGGTAATCCGCTCAATTTCCAGAGAGCATGGAGGCGGATCGCTGAAGACATGGCCGCTGGCAAAATCGGATCCGCGTTGTCTCCTCGTAACCTGACCGAGGCGACCATAGGCATTCTGCCCGACATCATGCTGCGCCTGACTCAGGCCACTGATATCCCGTTCCGGCAGGCTGAACGCGCTCGCATCATCGGTGAGATTGGTCGAGCGAAGGGACTGTCAGAAGCTCAGATTCAGATCGCCGTGCGCGATCCCAAACTCGCGTTCGTGACTGATGTAGAAGCTCAACGTGGTCGCCGCGGATTCACCGAGGATGATCTTGCGACGATCGAGACCGAGTCTCTCAAGTCCATCTTTCAGCAGGACAACAAGGCTACCAAGGCTGTGGCCGGAATCAATCGGTTCATAAAGAATGAACTTGGGTCTACCGGTTACGTCCCATACCGCCTGATCTCGCTGTTCCAGAAGACTCCGATCAACGTAGCCGCAGAGGCTCTTCAGTTCACGCCTGCTGGTGCATTGCGAGATTGGGATAACATGACCCAGCGGGAAAAGAATATTGCCTATTCTCGCGTTCTCGTTGGAGCAATGGTCACCACAGCGTTCGGTTATCTCTACAGCAAGGGAATCATCACCCCAAACCTTGATACCGCTGGCGAGACCAACAAGGCTCGTGAGTTGGCCAAGGCTGGTGGCGTCATGCCTCCGGGTACGATCAACCTTTCGGCTCTAACTCGACTGGTAAACGGGAAGGATCCAAAGTTCCAAGGGGGAGATACCGTGGTCGATCTCTCGTCGCTCGGAACCGCGGGCGCATTGGGGATCATGGCTGGAACTTCTCTGCGCCAATTGGAGCGAGGACGCAGCAACGAAGAGGTAGCAACATCGCTCTTCAAGGCAGTTCCAACCTCTGGCCTCAGCTTTGTGATGGAGCAGCAGTTCCTCAAGGGAACCAGCGATTTCATCAAGCTCCTGTCGCAGGAATCCACCAACTCGATGGATCGCTGGCTCAAGAGTCTCGCGGTTACCGCCGCGTCTCCTGTGGCTCCAGCCATCCTCGGTGCCGTGCGCCGCGCCGAACGCGACAAGCTCCCTGCAATCGGTGGCCAGAGCTTCATCAAGGATACGGTCGATGAACTCAATCAGCGGTACGCCGCCCTTGGGTTGGCCATCCCTGGTGTAAAGGATCCGAACGCCATGCCGGTGCGTCGCGACCTCTGGGGTTCTGCCGTGGAACAGACCCCGAAGGGAAGCAACCCGTGGGTGTACCAGTTCTTCAACGCATGGAAAGCGCGTGACATTGATGCCGATCCGCTCAACACCTCGATCTACACGATCTGGCGCAGGACCGCTGACAACAGCGCGATCCCATCGGTGCCAAGCCCCAGCCTGACTTGGAAGCAGAAGACCTACGATCGGATGTCGCCTGAGCAGTACGATCGCTACACCGAACTTGTTGGAAATTATCGCCGACTGCGAGCAGAACAGGAGTTTATGCGTCCCCGGTTCCAGCAGGGTGGTGACGAGCGAAAGCTCAAGCTCCTCCAACGCGCCTACGACGATGGCCTACTCATCGCCAAGAAGCAGTTCGTTCGAGAGCTGATCCAGTCCGGCCAAACCCTCACTCCAATCGCCGCCCGCCGGGGCTTCCAGCAGCCGTCCGAATAAAATTCGCAAGAATTCTCTTGCACGTTTTGCGGCACGTCTCTACTTTCGACGACGTGAGCGTGAAACTCCTGACAATCAAAGAGATCGCAACGGCTCTCGGGACTCATCCCGAGACCGTTCGTCGCTGGATCCGGGGAGGTAAGCTACCGGCCATGAAGGCCACCAAGCGCACGATCCGTGTCCGCTCTGACGTAATCGAAGAAATGCTACGGCAACAAAACCCATGAACGCAATCGCAACGACAACCCCCCAGTCCTCCGACTCATCCTCGGAGATGTACAGTAAGATCCAAGATCCCATCACCGCCATCGAGAAGATGGGCGAGTGGATTGCTTCCAGCGGAATGCTGGGATGCACCAAGGTCGAACAAGGTAAACTCATCGCGTGGCAGTGCGCCGCCGAGAAGAAGACCCCGTTCGACTTCAAGCGCGAGTACCACATCATCAATGGTTCTCTCTCCATGCGCTCCGATGCCATGCTCGCCGGATACCGCGCCCGTGGTGGCAAGGTTCTCTGGAAGCAGTTCGATAGCCGCGCCGCGGTCGCCCTCTGGACCTACGACGGCAACTCCTGCGAGATCAGCTTCACCACGGAGGACGCAAAGCTCGCTGGCCTGCTTCCCGCCAAGGCGGGCTCTGGGTGGGCCAAGGATCCCTCCGCAATGCTCCGCGCTCGGTGCATCAGCAAAGCGGTTCGCATGCTCGCTCCTGAGGTTGTGGCCGGCATCTACACCCCGGAAGAGACCGAGGACTTCCAGCCTGCTATCGCGGAGGTTGCTGCCGCTCCCACCAAGAGCTTCGACATCACCGCCAAGCTCGAAGCCCTGTTCGAGTCCCGCGAGGAAGAGGTCAACGCCCTGCTCATCAAGGCTGGTCGTATTTCGGATATCCAAACCTTCCGCGATCTCCCCGATGCGGTCGCCTCCAAGTACATCGCCAAGCCCGACCTGATCCTCTCCAAGCTGCCTGTGATCGTCACCCCTGAGATCGCCACCACGGAGGTATCCAATGGTTGATATCATCCACGACATGCCCGCCGCGGATTACCACGCTGCGAAGGCACTCTCCAAGTCCGGCCTCGACCAGTTCCGCAAGTCCCCCGCTCACTTCCGCGCTTGGCAGGATGGCAGGACCAAGAACGAAACCAGCCCCGCGCTGGAGTTCGGTTCCGCCGCTCACTGCGCTGTCCTGGAACCTGAGCGGTTCGTCATCACCTACAAGCTCTTCACCGGCGATCGCCGTACCAAGCAGGGTAAGGAGGACTACCAGCTTGTCATCGACAACGGATTCACTCCGCTCAACCAAGACCAGTGGGACAGCATCACCGGTGTCGCCGCCGCGGTTCACGCCCATCCTGCTGCTTCTGGCCTACTGGATGGAATCAAAGCGGAGGTCTCGTACTTCACCGACTGGAAAGGCATCGAGGTCAAAGCCCGCATCGATGGCATCGGCAAGGACTACATCATCGACCTCAAAACCACTCAGGATGCGTCGCCAAGCGCGTTCGCTAAGTCCTGCGCTCAGTTCCGCTACCACGTCCAAGCCGCTTGGTACCAACGCATCACCGGCATCAATCGGTTCGTGTTCATCGCCGTTGAGAAGGAAGCTCCCTACGGTGTCGCCTGCTACGAGCTTGATCAGTTGGCCATCGATGTCGGACATTCAATCATCGATGAACAACTCAAGACATTCATCGAGTGCCAGGAACTGAACTCTTGGCCCTGCTACCCATCCACAACTCAAACCCTTTCGTTGCCCACATGGGCGATGCGTCAGTCCGAATAACAAACACAACACAACACCATGAAATTCACAGTCGATCGTTCACAAGCCGAAGTTAAGCCGTTCGCCAGCCCCGGCGAATACATCGTCACCGTCAACTCCTGCAAGGATGACAACCTCGATAAGAACGGGAACCCCGTCTGCATCCTGCGCTTTAAGGGTGGCAACGGAGAGGTCATCAGCGACCGCTTCGTCCTCAAGGATACCATGATGTGGCGGCTTCAGGCCCTCATCTCTGCCACCGAGGCGAACATCAGCGATGGCGATGAGTTCGACTTCTCCATTGGCGGCGCGTTCTTCCGCTTCCTTCAGGGGTTCGTTGGACTCCAGTTGGTGGTCGTCCTCGAAGAGGAGAAGTACACTGACAAGCAAGGAGCCGAACAGGTTACACTCCGCGTGAAACGAATGAAGAAGGTTCCGGTGGATGTCGATGACATCTAAATCCTGAAACGAAAGCCCCCCGGAGAGTGCAAGCTCCGGGGGGTGACAACGAGTCCGTAACAAACAATACAGAGCGCAACGACACGCTATGCAGACCAAGAATCATCCGGAAACCATTTCGACGCAAGCCTTTCTGCTTCGTCCCTACCAACAACGAGCAGTCGAGTGGGCCAAGAGTAGCGATGGACTCATCATCGCCCCTGCTGGATGCGGCAAGACAGTCATCGCTTCCTCCATCATCAAGCACTATCACCATTTGAATCCTGATTGGTCGTTTGGTTGGACAGCTCCAACACGCGAAACATGTGAGCAAGCTCGCGCATCGTTGAGAGCCGCCGGAATTCCGGATGGCATTGTGGATATTCGTTGTCCGCATGAGTCGGTAGACTTTAGTAAGAAGAATCTTTTAGTAGTTGACGAATCGAAACACAGCCCTGCCCGTGTTCTTCGAGCAATTATTGAGTCATGCAATGGTCTACGCTACGGTTTCGATGCCACCCCTTGGTCCGATGATCCAGAGCGCAACGCCATCCTTCGCAACCTATTTCGCAACAACCAGTTCGAGATCAAGCGCGAGGAACTGGGCAATGTTCTGGCCCACGCGACCGTGTACATGAGTTCGGCCACTGACTTCCTGATCCAGCAGAAGATCGATGACCACATCGAGAAGCTCTTCACCGAGCGCAAGCGGTACATGCGGATCAGCCAGCCGGAACTCCGAGCCATGTGCGCTTGGGAGGCGATCACCGAGATCGGTATCTGCGGGAACAAGCAACGCAACGCCGCGGCGATCATGTTTGCAAACTGCGGTGGTCATTCTCCAACGCTCGTTCTTGTTCCTAGGGTAACCCTCGGGGAGGAATACGCCAAAGCGATCGGCGACGCCGTACTCGTCTACTCCAAGATGTCCAAGAAGGCGCGGCGCGAGGCGATGGAGGAGTTCAAGGCCGGAAACATCAATACCATGATCGCCACTTCGCTGGCCGATGAGGGACTTGACCTTCCCAACGTCGAGACGCTCGTAATGGTGTCTGGAGGCCGATCCGCACAGAAAACGATCCAGCGGGCCAGCCGTGCGCTGCGGCGGTCACCAGGTAAGGACCAAGCGTTCATCCACGACTTCAAGGATAACTTCCACCCGCTCGCTCAGGCTCACGCCAACAAGCGAATCAAATGCTACAAGGAACTTGGCTGCACGATCCCATGAACACCGCCCTGACCATCATGGGCATGGCCATCCTCCTGCCTCTCTGTGTGATCGCCGGGATCTATGTAGGCCACTCTCTCACCATTAAATCACAACAAACCAATGACAAACAAAACAATCGTAGCCTGTGACCCAGGCGTGAACGGCGGGTTCGCAATTCATACCAAGGACGGGATCCTCCTGTTCGCAATGCCCGAGTCCTTACCGGATATGGCGCAACTACTAAGCGGATTCAAATTAGCAGATAGCCATCTCTGGATTGAGAAGGTCCCCAAGTTCGTGTCAAAGCTGACTCCTGCTGCTTCGGTCGCCACCCTGCATGAGAACTACGGCATCATCCAAGGACTGGCCTACTCTCTTGGCTACGCCCTACACCGCGTGGAACCCAAGATCTGGCAGGATCCTCTTGGACTCGGTGGAAAACGATCCTGCGCCAACTCCGCGGAATGGAAGCGCAAGCTCAAGAGCAAAGCCCAGGAACTATACCCGCACCTCGACGTGACGTTGAAGAACTGCGACGCCCTGCTGGTTCTCCACTACGCAACCGGAGGCGGTCGATGAGTCAGCAGGCCAAGCGATTGATCAACGATGGTACCGGGGTGTACCAGATGAGCAGAAGCCAAGCCGGTGAAATATATCGTGCAGCGAAGAAATTGAAGAAATATGAAATCAGCTATTGGAATAGGAATAAAAGGAACAAACAAACCCAAACGAAACCGTGATCTTGTTAAACACGTTTTAGTGTCACCAGATGTGCATGCTGAGTTAAAGGCATACGCAATCAAAAATGGATATAGAACTCAGGGACTGGCAGATGAAGCAATTGCAGAATATCTAAAGAGACAGGAAACCAAATGAACATCGAAGAAACCAAAGAAGCCATCCGCATCATGCAGGCATTTGTGGATGGGAAGGAAGTGGAGTGGAATTATCGGGGGATTGAAAGATGGGAAACAATAATCTCACCCAAGTGGAATTGGATTGATAACGAATACCGCATCAAACCCACCCCAACATTCCGCCCGTGGACTGCGGATGAGGTGCCGCTGGGTGCGTGGATGAGAATGAAGTCAGACAGAGAATACAGATTCCTGATATCCAACACTGAAAGTTTTAGTGGTAGAGAACACTGGTTGGAAG